CATGTTTTTGAAAATGAATTTGGTTTAGGAGTTACTGGATCACAAAATAAACATCCATTAGCACCATCTGGTTGGGATTATTCATCAAAAAGAATGAGATTTCAAGCAACTAATATAGCAAGCAAAAAATGGTATAGACCACCAAACTCAAAAGGCAAATTGCCTATACAAAGAACTGATGGTCAAATAGCAAATATGCAAATGTATCAAGCATCGCTTGAAATGAAAAAAGTATTACCAAAAATAATGAAGTTGAAAGTAGGTGAATCACTATCAAAAGTATAATAGATAGAATAAAAACAGATTTAGATTTATATTTAAATACAACGAATAAAATATTTGAAAAAAATATAGAGATAAAAAATGCTTACGATATTAGTGCTGAACAAGTAGATAATGGGATGGTAGAATATCCACTTATAACTATACTTGAGATAGATAATTCAGAGAATGAAAAGTACAGTACAACGGATGGGGAAACAGTATCTAACTTAGGCTATCAAGTCGAGAGTTACTGTCAAACGAGCAGAATGCTAGATGGAAGCACTTTAAAACCTACGGACGCTACATTATTATTAGTAAGAAAAATAAACGATGTATTAGGTGGAGTAGATTACAAATTAAAAAGGACTGGAACACAACCAATTGTACCTACAACATTTGATAATAGTATAATGCGAGGTATCTCACGATACAACGGAGTATACGATTTAAGAACAGAAAAAATTTATAAAAAATAGAAGGAGGAAAATATTATGGCAATTAGATTAAGTACGGCTGGGGTAGTAGTTAAATATGCGGTTGAAGTAACTGCTGGAACTAAACCAACAACAAGTTATGTGGTAATACCAGAAATAAAAGAAATACCAGAAATGAATCCAGAACCATCAACAATTGATACTACAACATTATCTGAAATGGAGTATAAAACTTCAATAAACGGATTAAAAGACTTAGGTGGAGCATTAGCTTTTAATGTTAATTTAACAGAAGCGTTTAAAGCAGCTTGGGAAACATTAATGACAGCTTATCTTGCTGCAAAAACAGCAGGGAAACAAACTTATTTCAATATTGAGATACCTGGAATTGCACAAAGTGTATTTTTCACTGGGAATCCATCAGCATTGGGATTACCATCAATGGGAGTAGATGCAGTTATTGAAACAAGTGCATTTATAACACCAACATCAGCACCAACATGGGCTACAAAAATAGTATAAAATAAATTAAAATAAGATGCATAAAATTAAAAAAATGCATCTTAAATTAAAAATATTGGAGGAGAAAAGATTATGGCGAAACAAATTAAACTTTCTTATGAAGGAAAAGATTATGTGTTAGAGTATTCGAGAAAAGGTGCTGAATTTATAGAAAAACAAGGTTTTGAAATCGGAAATATACAAGGAAAAATGGCAACAAATTTACCTTTATTATTTAGAGGAGCATTTTATATGCATCATAGATCACTAAATGAAGATAAAATAATGAGTATCTATGAAGGAACTAAAGTAAAAGGTAAATTAACAACAATCCTTATAGAAATGATTTCAGAAGTTTACAATTCTATGTTTGATGCAAACGAAAACGAGGAAGATGAAAAAAACGCGAACTGGGAGATAGTATAGAACAGAGTAAGGAACAGTCTATATCCCTATCAAAAATTTTTCAAGAGGCTTGCCCTTTTTATATATCAATAGGAATGAGTTATAATGATTATTGGAATGAGGATGTCTTAATGGTAAAACATTACAGAGATGCTGAACTAATAAAATTACAACGAATGGAACAACAAGTTTGGTTGCAAGGCGTGTATATATATGAGGCACTAATTAAAGTATCTCCTATATTGCACGCTTTTTCTAAAAAAGGTGCTAAGCCTGAACCTTACTCGATAAAACCTCACGGAATATTCAAAAGAAAAACTAAAGAAGAAAAACAATTAGAAAAGAAATTAGAGCTAGAAAAAGTTAAAGTATTCTTTGAAAATTGGGTTACAGCCAATAGTACAATAAAAAAGTGAGGTGACTAAATAATGGCTGATGTAAGTATCGACAAATTAAGCATTGACATAATAGCAGAAAGTAATAATGCAGTAAGTTCTTTAAATAATTTAACTAAGCATTTAAATACTTTGAGTACCAGTTTATCTGGTGTAAGAGGATTTACAAGTTTAACTAATAATTTAACTAAGATGAATACCGCATTAAACAATTTGAAAACTAATGGAAATGGAATAAATAAATTAGTTGGTTCATTAAAACCACTAGACAGTATAGGAAAAGCGACAGGTTTATCTAGTGCGTTGAATCAATTGAAAAAAATACCAGAATTAACTGCAAAGTTAGATGTTGCAACAATAAGTAAATTTGCTATAAGAATAAAAGATTTAACTAATGCATTGACTCCGCTTGCTAATCAAATGCAAAAAGTAAGTGCTGGCTTTGCTGCTTTTCCAAGTAAGTTAAATGCAGTAAATAATGCTATTGAAAAAACAAACAAAGTGTCAAAAGGAAAATCATCGTTTCAAGAATTTTTTGACTTTGGAAATTTAGCAGCAAAAGTATTTATAGTAAAACAATTAGGTGATACCATTGGTGGATTTGTAAAACAAAGTAACGCATATGTTGAAAACTTAAACTTATTTACAGTATCTATGGGTGCTAGTGCTAAATCAGCGCAAGAATTTATAGATACATTTTCAAATGGATTAGGATTAGATCCTAGTATGACTATGAGATATATGGGTATGTTCAATACTTTAATAGAAGGTTTTGGAATAGCCAATACTCAAGCAGCTATGATGTCTAAAAATTTAACGCAATTATCTTACGATATGAGTTCGTTTTTAAATATTCCAGTTGAAGATGCTATGCAAAAAATTAAATCGGGTATAGCTGGTGAAATAGAACCTTTAAGATCTGTAGGTATCGCAGTAGATCAAGCAACATTACAAGAATTAGCATATAAAAATGGTTTAGATCAAAAAGTAGAGTCAATGACAAGAGCTCAAAAAACAGAATTAGCTTATATACAAATAATGGAAAGAACTAGTAAAATGCAAGGGGATTTATCACGTACATTAATTACTCCTGCAAATGCATTAAGAATATTACAGCAACAATTTACATTACTTTCAAGAGCGGTAGGAAACATGTTTATACCAGCTATAATGGCTATTATACCTTATGTTACTGCTACAGTACAAATATTAACACAACTAGCTCAAAGCATAGCTAATTTCTTTGGATTTTCAATACCTACAATAGATTATAGTAGTTTAGATGGCGTTAGTTCAGGCATGGGTGATATAGAAGATAGTGCTGAAGGAGCTGCCAAAAAAACAAAAGGAATGTTAGCTAGTATTGATGAAATAAATTTAATTGAAAGTAAAAGTGGTTCTGGTAGTGGTTCTGACGGAATGACAGGTGGAGGTTTGGGATTAGAACTTCCAAACTATGATGCTTTAGAAGGATTATCTTCGAAAACAAAAGAAATAGCAGATAAAATTAAAAATACAATATCAAGTGTTATAGAAATATTTGAAAAATTCAAACCTATATTAATAGGAATAGGTGCTGGAATAGCAGCAGCTTTCATTGCAACTAAAATAGGTGCATTTACAAAAATATTATCTACAGGATTAACAGGGGTACAAAAATATGCAATAGGCGCAGCTTTATTGTATGGCGGTATGGTAATAGTAGGGAGTGCATTTTATGATTTAGGAAAAGGAACTAGAAATTTAGGAAATGCTTTATTAATGTCTATACCAGCTTTTATAGCTATAACAGCAGCGATAGCGATAATGACTGGTGGAATTAGTTTGGTTATAGTCGGAATAGGTGCAGCTATAACTGGTGCAGTTGCATTAGTAGCTTTATTTATGGGACAATCAGCTAAACTAAAAGAAACTGTGGAAAAAAACGCTTATGGTAGTTTAAAGTTATCAGCAGAACAATTAGATTCTTTATCTGATTCCGTTGGAAAAAATATAAATTTACAAAGTGATAAGATAAAAAAATATTCTGAAAGTATGAATAGTTTAAAGGATAAATTTGATGATTCTATAGATACTATGGAAAAATACGGATTAATGTATGGTACTTTAGGACAAATAATTACAGAAAAAGAAGGTCCAAATATAATTTCTGGAATAAAAACTTTAGCTGATAATACTAAAAATATTATAAAAGAAGGTACAGAAAGTTCTTTGTATTTATGGAGTGAAAATTTCAAAGGAATAACAAGTATAACAAAAGAGGAACAAAATAATATATTAAAAAATATATTTGACATAGGTCAAGTTCAGCAAAAAGAAATAGATTCTACTCAAAGTAATATAACTAAAACTTATGATAATGCAATAAAAACACGTGGTTATTTAACTGATGATGAATATAATTATATTTCCGAACAATTGACTAAACTTCAAGAACTTACAAATAAAGAAATGCAAAAAAGTGCTGCAAATAACGAGATAGCTAGGAGAGTAATGAACGATACGTCTGCCAAACTTTCAAAAGAAGGTATGGATGCAATACTTAAAACAGTTACAGAAGGTGAAACTAATACAGCTAACAAAGCATACGAAATAAAAAACACTTCTTATATTAATGCAAAGGCATTGACAGATCAATATATTTCAACTGGTAAAATGAGTCAAGCACAAGCAAATGTTGAATTAGAAAAAATGTATAAAGTAGCTGATGAAAAATATTTAATTGATATGGCAACTAAAAATAAAAATGCTTTAGAATTATTATATGGACTTGAAAATAAAATACGTACAGAAAAACAAACTACATTAGATAACATTAAAGATAAAAATTCCCAAGAATATCAATTGACAGTAAAAAAATATGATGATATGCTTAAAGGTATAACTGATATATCTGGATCTATATCAGCTAAAGCAGCAGAAATAGGATCTAGTGCCGGAAGTAGTTTGTCTAACGCTTTTAAAGATAACGTTAAATTTGAATATTCAAAATTTCCTACATTACAAGCGGCTATAAGTTTTACATCTCAACCAGATAATCAATACAAAGCAGCACAAGCTATGGGGTTACAAGGAATACCAAAAATGAGTTTTTCAGCTTTTTATGCTAATGGTGGTTTCCCAGAAATGGGGCAAATGTTTATGGCTAATGAAGCCGGACCTGAAATGGTTGGTAGAATAGGAAATAGGACAGCAGTAGTAAATAATGACCAAATAGTAGAAGCAGTTGCATCTGGAGTATCTAGAGCAATTAGTGGTATGATGAGCGGTAATAGTAATCAACCTATTATAATTAAAATCGGTGATGAAACAGTATATAACGGAGTTGCTAAAAATATAAGCAGTAAGAATAACCAATACGGATATTCGGTAGTGGAGGTGTAATATGGCATTTAACGGATATTGGATAAAGATAGGCGGTAATAACTTTACTGCCCCATCTCCATCAGAATATAGTCTTAGTAAAACAATAATGGATTTAAGTGCAGAGAGAGTTGCAAGTGGAGTATTGCACAGAGAAATCGCACCTCATACTCCCTATAAAATATTTTTGAAATTCCCGCCAATGAAAGCATCACAATGGGCTACGTATTTTGCAATATTAGATAGCAATTCATTCGGCGTAGAATTTTGGGATATAAATACTCAAACTTATAAAACTGCTACAATGTATCATAACGAATTGATACCAAAAGAATTAAACTTAGGTACAGGAGAAAAATATATAGATTCGATAGAATTTAACTTAATAGAATATTAAATAAAAAGAGAGGGGCAATGGATATGTATAATATATCGAGTGAAGCAAAAGCAAAACTTTTGCAAGATTCAGTTATTAAAAGAGCATATATTTCTATTGTTCCTTTATCTGCTGAGAATGCTATAATAATAGATGAAACTAACAGACTTCAAGAGTTAAGTATAGAAGATTTTATATATGGTAAAGATGTAGTTGGAGGAACAATAGCAAAAAAATGTACAGCAAAATTTTTGAATTTAGATGAAGAATTTGATTTAGAAAATAGAGAAATAGATGTATTTATAGGAATAGAAATATCTATAGGAAATGTTGAATATATACCCTATGGTAGATTTATAATTAATAACCCACCAACTAACAAAACAGTATCATCTACCACTAGTATTGAAGCTCTTGATTACATGATTAAATTCAACAAAGAATATGAAGATACATTAGTGTACCCTTGTACATTAAAAGATGTTTTAAACTCTATTTGCACTCAATGTGAAGTGGTTATGAATAATATTACATTCGTTAATGATGACTTTATAGTGGAAAACAATCAATTTGTCGGTGGAGAAACTTGCAGAAATGTATTGAATGCAATTTCTCAATTAGCAGGAGGTTACTCACATATAGGTAGAAATAATGAATTATATATAATAAGTTTAAGTTCTAGTTTTATAGAATCAGAAATTATAGATAATAATCAATATTTTGAATTAGAAAAAGGATTACAATATGGACCTGTAAATACAGTAATTTTGAGAAACAGTCAAGTAGAAGGTGAAAATGTAACTTTAATAGATGAAGAAAGTATAACTATAAATGGTATAAACGAACTAGTTATAGCAGATAATCCTTTTGCATATACACAAATAAAAAGAACCGAGTTAATAACAGCTTTGTTTAATGCTATTAATGGTTTTAAATATATACCATTTAAATTCAAATATATAACAAGACCGTACTTAGATCCATTTGATAAAATAACAATCAAAGACATGCAAGGAAATAACTTTGACACGTATTTATTTAATCATAGTATAAAATATAATGGCGGATTGAGTGGTAATATAGAAACATCTGCTATGACAAGAACAGAAACAAAATATCAATTCATACCTCCTTTAAAAAAATCATTGATTAGTGCAGAAATAAAAGTAGACAAAGCATTAGGTCAAATAAGTTTAATAGCAACAGAACAAACTTCACAAAGTGGTAAAGTATCGCAAATAATAATAGATGCTGGAAAAATAACTTCCAGAGTTGAAAGTGTAGAAACAGATTTAAATTATCCCGAAACAGGTTTAAAGACTAGAACTAACAATTTAGAGGAAGCTGTTACAGGAATAACTAATACATTAAAAGAAACTGGTGGCTTAAACTTATGGATTGATGCAGTGTTTTTATTTGGTGGAGAACCTTGGATTGGAGATAGTTTTACAGATACAACTAATACAGATATAGTAGATAATACAAAATCTAAAAATGCAATATATTGTCAAAATAAAACTTGGTCACAGATAATTCAACTTAAAAACGGATTTTATACTAATTCATTTTTACATAAAAAACTATTACCTTTGGCAAATGTTACAGTAGATATAAATGGAATTTCGGTATCTTTAACTTCAGAAAACTGGAAACAAGAGATACTTACGTTCGAAGTAACTGATAGAAGTGCTACTATAACTATAACATCAGATAGTATAAATTCTGCTTACATATCCGATTTAATGCTAAACTCTGGTGATAGTATTCAAGTGTGGGGACTAAATCAAAACGAAACCTACACAGATACGGTTAAAATTGGAAAAGGAATGACAATTGATGCAACTGGGGTTAATACACAGTTAGTAGCTGGAGCAGATGGGATTAGAGTTAAAAATAAAACGACAGGACTTACGGTAACTGATTTAACAGATAAAGGTGTAGCAACAGAAGATTTACAATCTAATACAGCAACGATATCAAGGCTATTAATTCAAAATATAAACGGTCAAGTAATTTTCAATAACATAGGAGGTGTTTGATTATGGGTATATCAGCAGTATCTGCTCCGCTTAATAACGGAGTAGGAAATGTAAGAGCAACTATGCAGTATTCATATAGTCAAAACACAATAAATCGCACTACAACAGTAGTGATTTCAAGTTATCTTTTAGGTACACAAGGAATAGATGGCATGGTAATTGATTTTGCAGATATTAATTATTTTTTGCAAACTTTAACTATTGGAAGTTCTAGTGTAATTAGATTTAATGCAACAAATAACATATTAGATGAATTCGTTAGCACATTTATAGGTTCGTATTCAAGAACATTTCAGCACGATGCTAGTGGGTATTTAGGAAATGTATACATTGGAATTACGAGCAATTGTAATAGTACATCTGTTGGAACTACTCTAAATATTCCTAATATATATGTACAACCAGGTCCAGCTACCATTGCGTGGATGGATAACTTTACTGTAATAGATGCAATAAACGTGGGTATAAATAATCCAGGAAATTATGAAATAAGCGCTTATTTATATATAAATGGCGTACCAGATGTAGTTACTAAAAGTAACATAGTTGGGACTTTTACTTGGTACTTTACGCTAGCGGAAATAGATGCAATTTTTAACGCTATGGGAGATAATACTAGTTGTAGTTTTCAAATATTTTTAGTTAGTACAGAAATTACATCGAGCAGTGGGACTTGCTACAAACCAACGCCGAGTCAAGTTAATTTAAGTAATCCGACATTTAATGTCGGTGAAGAAAGAATTATAAATTCTGGTAGAGGAACTACAGATTTTAGACACACAATTTCTATGGAGTTTATGTCTTTAGATGTAATTATAGCCGAAAATGTGAACGCATCTTATGTGTGGGACACTGCATTTAACAATTATTTATATAATGTAATGACAGCTCTTAAAACTAATTGGGGAGCAATAGTTCAAAAAACGTATTATGGAAGTAATCTAATTGGACAAACATACGCAAATTTTACTGCGAATATCACAGACGCAAATCCTACGTTTACAGATTTCACTTATATAGATACAAACGTTAAAACGATAGCATTAACAGATAGTGATTTAAAAATAATAAAAGGTTACTCTAATATAAAAGCAACAGTAAGTGTACTTAATAAAGCGAGTGCAATTAAAGGTGCTACAATGATAGGTGGGAAATATACATTTAAAAATGGTACAAAACCACAAATAGATGCAAATTACTCAGATACATTACCAGTAGATATAACTATGGATGGTGTAAATAATAGCACATTAGAAATTTACGCAACAGATAGTCGACAAAATAGTACAAAGGCGGCTATATTAGTTAGTACAGCAAATTTCTTAGAATATAATCCGATAAATATTTTATTAGGAACAGTAGCGAGAGGCATTGCTGGAACAGGAACTGCTGTAACATTAACCTTTAATGGCACAATTTGGAACAAAACATTTGGTACAGTTATGAATAGTATAAAAACTTGTTCATACAAATATAAACAAACAACAGATATTGAATGGATTACTGGAACATCAGTTTTAACACCAGTATTAAGTGGAGATACATACTCATGTTCTGCTAGTATTAAAGGAGATTTAGAAGCGGCTGGGTTTGATACTGCATACTCTTATGATATTCAGATATTAATAAGTGACCAATTAACAGACAATTTTCTTGTTCCGTATAATATAACGTTGCAGTCAGCAACACCTCAATTAGCATTTGGAATAGGTGAAGGCGTTTGTGCTGGCGGTTTCTATGATGTTGCTGAAGGTGGCGCATTACAAGTAAAAGGTAAACAAGTAGCCACTAGAAAAGGTTGTGCTGTCTATAATGGTTTTATTACAACAGAATTTACAACTACATATGCAACTTACACAGATGTTTATGGAGCGAGTTGCTCTATAACTACTTATGGAGAAAGTTTAAAAATAGCTGTAGCTTTACCGTTCGCAGTAAATACAAGAACAGCTACTATTGCAGTTAGAGTTAATAATGTAGATTATGCAGTTATAACTACGAATTCATCGAGTTATATGGGTTTAACTGGTGCGATTATTATAACTGGTTTGCCTGCAGGCACATATACAATACAACTTAGAATGAGAGTTCAGGTTGCAGGCGATATTGGATATATAAGCCCATATAAAACTTTAAGTATAGATGCTTTAGAAGTGTAAAAGAGAAAAAATAATTTAAAATTTGTAACAATTTAATAAATATGGTATAATTAAAGTAAGGCAGTAGTAAAAACTGCCTTTAATTTTAAAAAAGGAGGAAAATAAAATGACAATAAATAATTACGATATAAGTGTTAATTTTAAAGATAAAAAAGTGATCTATCCAGATATGATTTTCATACAAAATGATAATTTATCTACACAATTAACATTTACATTCGCAGATGAGATCGCAAATGGTCAAAGTGTTAAAATGATATTTAAAATTGGTAGTTCAGATGGTATTCCGATTCTATTAACAGTTACAGACAAAAAAGCAGTATATACAGTAGTTAAAGAATTATTGACTGTTAGTGGATATGCTACTATAAGTTTAACTTTGATAGAAGGTGAAAAAACATTAACAAATCCTTACTACATAGAAAATATAATTGTAAAAGCACAACTTAACGATAATGGGGTATTAACACCAGAAGACATATCTTTAGTTAATCAGTTTATAGCAATTTTAAATGTTGAAACTGCTAAAACTGAATTAGCAACATTAAACGCTGAAACAGCTACTACAAATGCAAATGATTCAGCTGCAAATGCAGATGTATCAGCAGAAAATGCTAATGAGGCAGCGGTAAATGCACAGACCGAAGCTGATGCATTAGAAACTGTATTGCTTTCAAAAGCTGATAAATTAGAAACATACACAAAACCAGAGGTAGATATTATAGCAGAAACTAAAGAACCTTTAATAGGTTATACTCCAGAAGATGCTTCTAAAAAAGGATTTAACTTTGGTTATGCTGGTTTGGATGCGAATGGTAAAATAATATTAACACAATTACCAGATAGCATGTTCGGACAACTTAAATACGAAGGTATTTATGATGTATCTACAGGATCATATCCAGTTGATGGAGTTAAAGGACAATATTATATAGCAAGTAGTAATGGAGTTATTGAAACAGTAGATTTCAAAATAGGTGACTGGTTAGTTTATAACGGATCAGTTTGGGACAAGATAGATAATACCGATGCAGTATCAAGTATTAATGGTAAAATAGGTAATGTAGTTTTAACAACAGATGACATCGCAGATTCTACAGATAAAAGATATGTAACTGAGCTAGAAAAGGCTAAAATAGCAAACAGTTTAATTGCAGTAACACATGATAACACATTGAGTGGTAGTGGCACAATAGCGGACCCACTAAAGGTTGTTAAAAATGAAGTTATATTGCCAGATTATGCTACTTGGAAAGCAATGTATGATGCAGACACTTTAGATGCAAATGTTGAATATTCTTGGGAGTTGATGTTATGAGTAAATCTTCAAAAGGTAATTTTTACTATAGTGGAAGAACTAAAGGTAATTTCAGATATGGAGGACGTTCTCATGGCAGAAATTTATATTTCAGAGAGAACATTAAAACAGCAACTGGAACCGACATAGTAATTACACCTCGTGCATATAAGAATGAAATATTAAATTCAGATTTTATAAATACAACTGGTTATACTGCTATAACTGGTACTACAATAGCAGTTACTTCAAATGTTTTAACAGCAACAGGCAACGGAGGTTCTACAGCAATATCAGTAGACAACATACTTAAAATGCCTTGTATAAGTTCAAACAAATTAGCAATAAGAATGAGAGCAAGAGTTGTAGGTACAGATAGTGCAAAAATAAGATATGAACTTTACGGAACAACGAGTGGTGGAAAACAAGTTGACTTTAAAATAACACCAGTAGATGGAACTTGGTATGATTATTTTATAATAAGTGATTTTGCAAGTTTAGTTGGTGATTTAAGAATAAGATTTCAATCAATATATAATAATACCACAGTGCAAAACGGTAAAAAATTAGAAATTAGTAAAATAATAGTAATTAATTTAACACAAGTTTTTGGAGCAGGATTGGAGCCTATTTCTTCTTGGTGTGATACAAACATCACATACGACGATACATGGGCAGTTGATAACTACAATGAAACTGGAACTAAAAGAGATACAGGTAAAATTACTAGGGTAGAAGGTGCTAGTACACAAGTAGTAACAGTGCAAGGGAAGAATTATGTTAGACAAAAATTATTACCTATAACAACAGTTGGGATAACTGTAACTTATGATAGTTTAACCGATGAGTATATAATAAATGGAACATCTACAGCAGGTGTAGATATTTATTTATTACCAAATCCTACATATCAGTTTAATTTATCACTAAATCAAACATGTTCGTTATCTATTTGGAAAATAAGTGGTACAAATTCAGGCACGATTCAACTTGCAGGATATAACTTATATGATGATTTAAGTGGGGGTTCGTGGGGTGTTTCTGTAGCATTATTAACAGGAGATACTTACAAAACTAATTTATACACTGCAATTAAAGCTGGTCAAATAGGTAAAATTAGAATTAACATTCAATCAGGTATAACTTATACTAATTTAAGAGTTAGATTTCAAGTAGAAAAAGGAATTGCTACTTCTTGGGAGAGATTCATCCCAAACTCACCTAGTCCAGACTATATAAGCCCTATAAACAGTAGTGCAGATAATGGACTAACAATACGTAGCACAAATGGAGTAGACACAAGTGATAAAGTAGTAACACTACCTGCTAATGCAAGACTACCTAGTCTACCTAATGAGGTAATGGACACAATAGAGCCTATAAGTGGAGTTATGAATTATGTACAAAGAGTGGGTAGAGTTATACTAAATGGGAGTGAGAGTTGGAGTCTAAGAACAGACATTACAAATACAAATACTTCAGTTTTTGCATTACCATTCGTATCTTTAAACAATACTGGTTTTTGTAATAAGTTTAAATTAAGAACATCAAACATTGATGAGGAATATTTTAGAATGCTAAGTAGTTTTAGCAATATGAATATAAGTGTTTTTAAAACGCAATTAACAGCACAAACAGCAGTTGCGTTTAAAACATGGTTAGCAAGTAACAATGTAACAGTAGACTATGAACCCACTACACCTATATACACACCTATGAGTGATATAAACATAGAAACATACCCTAGTAACACTATAACAAGTTTAAGCAGTGTTAAGCCGAGTTTGACAGTTAAATATTTAGAAAAATAAATTTTAGTAAAAATAGTTAGAAATTCAAAAGTTTAACTATTTTTATTTACTTTATTGACATTTAATGGTATAATTATAGTAAGGGAAGTGATTAATATGGAATTAATGAACATTATTTTGCCTGTACTTATCGTTATTATACCATTGATAATAGGTAAAAAATTTAGAGAATTAGCATATACTTTGTTCTTGGAAGCAGAGAAAATATTTAAAATCAACAATTCTGGTAAAGAAAAGTTTGATTATGTAGTTGAAAAAGTTTACGAAAAATTACCTGTACTTAAAATACTTATACCAAAAGTATTTCTAGAAAAATATATTCAGTATCTATTTGATACAATAAAGGATTTGCTTGATGATGGCAAAATAGGTAAATAAAAGGTGGTACAAATGATGAGTGAAGCAATAGCAGTGATTTTAGGAATAATGGGTTTTTTTGGTTTAACATTCGCAGTAGAGAGACTGCCAATTAAAATAGCTCCGTTGAGTTGGATAAAGAAATTTTTAACTACTGATTTAGAAAATAAGGTAGATTCTATAAAAAACGAAGTTATAGAATGTCAATCTCAAATATGTGTTGTTGATGCTAAAGTAGATTTAAATGAAGTAGATAGAATAAAACAAGAAATACTTACTTTTAGATTATTAATAAAAAGTCCTAGAAATACTAGAATGTTGGATTTTCAACATATATTCCAACTATATGATAAATATCATAAAATGGGTGGAAATTCGGTAGTTGATATAGCAATTGAAGAAATAAGAGAGGTTTATAAAACATTGTTTAAGGAGTGAAAAATAAAATGAACGAAACAGATGCACAAAGAGAAGAACGTTGGCAAGCAGAGTCCGATGTTTGGACTTTAACAAAATATGGCGAAATCGCTAAAGATGAAAAAAGATTAAAAAAGCTCTAGAGTATGTAAATAAACAAAAAGAAGTTTTAAATACTGTGATAGAAAGTTTTGATGATTAAAAGGAGTGATTCAATTGTCTAAAATATTTTTAAGTCCAAGCCAACAAGAAAAAAACGTTGGTGTTGGTAATTATGGAACAGAAGAATTTATGATGAATTTACTAGCTGATGTAGTTCAAAGAGAATTATTAAAACATAAAAATATAGAAATACTAAGAAATAAAACAACCGATGATGCTAATGCAATAATAAGATCAAGTAATAACTTTAAAGCAGATATACATTTAGCTTTACATAGTAATGCTTTCAAAGGTCAAACTCAGGGTTGTGAAGTTTTTGCTTACTTAAATGGAGTTATGAATGATAGTGTTAGATTGTCTAATAGAATTTATTCAGAATTAGAACCTTTAACTCCTAGTAAAGATAGAGGAGTAAAAGATGGAAGACACTTATTCGAAGTAGGTGACCAAATCAACGCTATATCTTCTTTGATAGAAGTGGGTTTCCACGATAACTGGACTGATGCGTCTTTTATAATTGCAAATATTGAAAAAATAGGACAAGCAATAGTTAAAGGTGTTTTAGATTATTTGATAATAGACAAAAAAACAGATGTATCTTTAATACAAAACGTTGTAGAAACTCCAGTTAAAATCATTAAAGAAATAGTGTATGTAAACGTTGATGTTCCAGGACCAGAGAGAATTGTCAAAGTAGAAGTACCAGGTCCAGAAAGAATAGTTACTGAAACTGTTACGGTAAAAGTAGATGTACCAGGTCCGATAGAAATTAAATACGTAGATAAAATAGTTATGAGAGAACCGACATCATCTGAATGTTTCGGTATCATATTAACAAATATAGCAAATAAATTCAAGAAGGGATAAGTCCCTTCTTTTTTATATGTCGCAGTAATGTCGCAGTAATGTCGTAGTACATAGTAATTAGTTTACTACCATATTTAATATATTATATCTAACTAAAAATTTAGAAGGAGTGATAAATATGAAACGGAATGATCCAAAAAAGAAAACTGTCAAAGAACGGTTATTTAATTATTATGGTGAAATTTGTTTTGTATGTGAAAAGAAAATGAATCGAAAATATTTACAACTCCATCACATAATCAAATTTCAGCACAGTCGAACAACTACTTTCGAAGATAGCTCACTTGTTTGTGAAAAATGCCATCATAATATAAACTTACAAGAACGGATAAACAAAACTGAATATAACAGAATAAATCAACAAATTAGAGATTATAAAAATAGAGAGGTTTAATAACCTCTCTATTGATTTTCTAATTATTCTATTTTTAAGTTTATTTTCTCTATTTCCATTTCATACATACTAATTGCTTTTACGTTAGATTCCCAATTTGTTTTATTAGTTTCACCTTTTAATGTTTGAACTGCTTTATAAAATTTACTATGCATATCACACAAATGATTTAGTTTCTTATCTTTTTCAATTTCTTGTTGTTTTTTAAGTTCTCTCTCGTTCTGTAGTCGTTTTAAAGCAACTTTATCTACTGGGGTATATAAGTTAATGCTTAAACTAAAATCGTAATTAATTCGAGCAATAGCATCCTTAAAATCTATATTGAATAATGCTTGAACCATTGCAATTATATCAGCAGATTTGCCGACAAGAAAAGCAGTGGCAAGTGTTAGTTCGAGCATACACTTTCATGGAAGCGTTTTTATCTTTATGAAACGGACAGATTATGAATCCACTACGGTTTATATCTATCGCATATTTATTACAAATGTCAGTTATTGACACTAAACTTTTTATTTCTTCTACCATAATTCCTCTCACATATCCAAACGGATATTTCACTATGTTCTTTAGTACATTTTCCTGCTATCTCTTTAATCAGTATTACTTTATCACATTTATTACAACATCTAGCACAAATTTCTCTCTTGTATATAGTTTCCATATAAAAACCCCCACAATAAAAAATGAGAGAAAGGTCACACCTCGAAAATATTTCAAGATATAACCTTCACCTCCTAACTAATTTATTGGTTTCATTATATCACTAACTGATTATAAATGCAATAGTTTTATGTCACAAGCATGGAAACTTTCTCTAAAAATGTTATTTTTTATGATTGTATATCCATGATATGTCTTTTTTGATCCAGGCGAAATAGCATCTATAGTAAATACTCTACCTTTATTTACCACTTGATCCTTTACTTTAAAATTATCAACATAATAGCTTACTAAATCCACGTATTTATCAACCGTACTTTTTTCTTTAACTTTACGAAAAATTTTAATTCCATTGTTTTTTGCTAAATCACACAAATACTTAGAAGTTGAACATCTGCTACCAACAGTTTTGTATATGTCTTTTATAGTATTTCCATCTTTAAGTAGTTTTAAACAAATTTCTTCACTAGGTAGCAATCTTTTGTATGCCATATAATTACCCCCCTTATGATAATATACCTAATTTTACAATAAATAATAAAAATACATAAATTACCATAGGTGCAATTACATAATATGATACTATTATAGTTACACTAAGTATTGTTAAAAATCGAAATATAATATTTGTAGCTGTATATTTTTTAGAATTAAGTAATTCATGCACTAAATTATTTCTAGCAATTAATTCTCTTTCAATGTTAGATGTATATGTAAGTAAATCTTTTATACATTTATTTTCAATCATTTTTGCATCATACATACGACCTTTTTCCCATCTTAATTTAATTTTTAATATCTCTTTTGATTCTTCAATATTTCTCATAATTATTTTCCCCCTTACAAAAAATTAACTATTACAAAATTTGTCCTAAATTAAAAAATTTATGAAACGGATGACATACAATTTTGAATGTTTTATCTTCTAATATTATTCCTCTAGATTTTTTAACTATATCAAAACTAAAATTAGATTCTATTTGATTGTAATTAAATATTATATAATTATCTTTTCTTTTTATTTTCAAGTAATAAGGATCTAATTGCAATAAATTTTCCCAATCATCGTTATTTTTTATAAATTCTATTAATTTTAACA